TTACAAATGGGTAGGGTGGGACAAATTTAAAGATGACGAGGGGAATGTAGTCTCTTTAACCGAAATTCAGGAAAAAAATAAAGTGGTAGGAGGCAACCAGATGGCCGGCTTTATTCGTGCGATGATGGCGAGCAAGTCAACCGACCCTGAGGCGATACAAAAAGGAAAGGACAAACTCGACCGAACCAACGAGGCAAGAGCAAAGAGAGGCGAACCCAAACTCACACTTAAGCAGTTTAACGAGGCTCGGTCAATCCCTAAAAAAATAGATGTCCCAGTAATGAGCCAATCCTCCTATAATGTGATTACAACGGCCGACGAAGAAGGCAAAGAGAAGAAGATTAAAAAGTTCTACGAGTTTATCTCCCAAAAGATACAAGCCGGTTTAAAGGCCGTAAACGGTTTATACCCTATTGACGAACTCTATGAAGAATTCCAAGGAAAGAAAGAGGTTGACAGAAAGAAGGCACACGCCGAGGTGGAAAAGGCAGGACGCACAAAGAGACGAGGTAAACCACCAAGAGAGAAACAGACGGAGGAACAAAAGGCAGAGAAGCGACGAGAAGCCCAACGCAAATATTACGCTAAAAAGAAGGGAGTTGCTCCAGAGGAAGAGAAGAAAGAAGAGAAAAAGGAAGAGAAAGAAGAGGGACTAACCAAAAAACAAAAGGGTATGATTGAACGAGCGAAGGTGTCGGCAGAGGAAATGCTTAATACAAAGAGGTATGACAAAACAACCGGCCTCGTCGAAGATTTAAAACAACTGGATGAAAAGATAAGACAGACCAAGGCCGACCCAGAACTTAAGAAAAAATCAGCAAAAGAGAAAAGATTTTCAACCCTTGTGGCCTTGGCTAAAAGGTATGAAGAACTCGAGGAAAAGTTGAAAAAAAATAAAGAGGTCTAAGCACGCATAAAAAAGATACTCGAACTTAAACTAAATGCCGACTTTGAGAATTATGCCGACTTTCAAGAATTAAAAGAGGTTCAACAACTACTCGAAACCAAATTCGACGAGAAGGACGACGCCTTTGTAAAAGATGTCTATGATAGGATGGATAAAATTATAAGCAAGTTGAAAGCCCAAAAAAGAAAGTAGGGGAGCGATTTTTGAGTGGGAGCGATTTTTTAAAATTTAATTATAAAACTATTTAAAAACATCTATATATATAAAAGTATATGATGAACGCCCAGAACGCCGACCGCCAGAACGCCCAGAACGCCGACCGCCAGAACGCCCAGAACGCCGATAACCTTACCTTCGGCGGACACTTTACCCTTAACCTTCCCACCGAACTATCGACCAAGTTATACAAGCCAACCGAGATGCGACAATTCGGCGGTTGGTGGGAAATCCTCAACCTCGCCAATGAGCGAAATAAACTACCCCAACGCTTCTCTAACTATGTAATGGCCGAATGGGTCGTTAGTGAAAGCACCGGTCACTCGGTATTATTTGAGAGTGCCTCGAAGCCTGAATGTAAAATCTCCCTCTTTGTCGTAGGAGGCAGTAAAAGGGTGGAATTCCAATACGCCCAGTCATTTCCGCAAATCCCCAGAGGGTTTTAATCAATTTACAAGTAAAAATCTATATATTCAATATATAAATTTACATAAAAATATCAGTAAGTAAACAAGTTATTTACATTATATAGATATACCGTTAATAATTTCGAAATTATTAAGCATAAATATGGCTTTGGTAAATAAGTTATTTACTTACCCATATTTTTATGTAAATTCCTATATATATCTATAACAAATTTACCGGTAAAGTTAGATTATCTTGTCTCGTTTTTTGGTAAATTCAAACAAATTGAAAAAAAAATAAAGTATCACCTATATATTAAAATGAGCGTTCAGTTGATGAATAAATACAGCGAGACCCAGCCTTACCATATCTATTATAATATGGATTTGATTAATAACAATACCTCCCTGAACTCGCAACCGGTCATATTTAACTACTTGGAGACCAGAAACCAGCCTTTTTTGTCTTCTCCGGAGAATTATTTTATGTCCGTGGTTCGTTTTAGCGTTCAAACGCCAACGCTTCCTGTTTTCATTCCACAAATAGACCTTACGAGTGGGTCAGTCAACCAAACGGCCTATAGTGTCACCTTGGAGTGGACTGCTCCAGCCGGAGGCGGTGGCTCTGGTCGCACTTACGCCTTTCAACAACCGGTTATTTATGTTCCGTATGACTTGACGGTTGCTCCTCCTCCTCTGCCCCTGACCCTTAAGGCACTTACCGACCAATACTACTATATCTATTCATACACGCAGTGGGTCTCTATGATTAACACGGCCTTCACGGCGTGCTTTGCCGGCTTGCTCGGTTACATTACGGCAGGGACGACCACGACCGGTGCTATTGCTCCAAACGCCGTGGATTTAGCCAACTTTAATGCCCTGACAACCCACGCACCCTTTATGGAGTTCGACCCTATCAATTTAAATGCGATTATGAACGCCCAGTTAGAGGGTTACAGTTCCTCTTTAGCGAACCCTGTTAAAATATATTTTAATTCGGCCTTGTTCTCCCTTTATAATACCTTTCAATTTACATTCTACGGTTATACCGGCGTAACCCTTGGACGCAACGCCTTGCTTAATGTCAACAATCTCAACAATTCGAATGTGTATGTTGTCCCTGCCGTGCCTAACTGGAACGCCCTTCAAGTCTACCAAGAAGGCTCGACGGCGAGTTTGCTTAACCCTGTGTCGAGTATCGTTTTCACGACCTCTTTAATCCCTATCGTCCAAGAGAATACCGGTATTCCTCGCCTGTTTTCTACGGCTGGGATTTCAAGTTCCGGCGGTCTGGCGAATATTGCTCCCATCATTACCGACTTTGTTGTTCCCTTCTCTGCTCTTAACAACTACAGACCGGACATTACCTATACGCCTAACGGAGAATACCGCCTTACTGACTTATACGGAACATCGCCTCTTAGTTCGATAGAGGTGTCGGTGTTCTGGAAGGATACTTATGGCGAAAACCACCCCTTCTATTTAGGCAACGGTTCGTCTGCGTCTCTTAAAATGATGTTTCGCCGTAAGGATTTCAACGCTTCGAAATTATTTAGCACAATTTAATTTTTAAAACCGAGTGAAAAAAAAAATAAAATTATCTTTATGTTTATTAAAGATAAACGATGTCAACGAACGACTTTAAAACTGTATTGGTGAAAGACGACCGGTTAAATGTGACCGACAGCATAAATTACGCAGTTTGTAAAGGGGGTCAAAATGTTACTCCCTCCCAGTTTAACGCTATTTCGTATTCGACCTCAAGCCACACTTTCAATATTCAAGTTCCCAGCGAACAAACTTTAATCGACCGCCGTGTCATCTGGCGTTCGACCTTTATTCTTAAATTAACTTCCGTCGGTGTGGCCGGTCAATTACCCATTAATTATGGTGTAACCGACGCACTCTCCGCTTTTCCCTTACATCAACTCACAACCGTCCAAACAGCCACGATAAACAATAACAGCGTATCGGTCAATCAAAGGGACGTCTTGCCTATGCTCTTGCGTTTCAACGACCGCCGTTCTCTCCAACGCTACAACGGCACAACGCCTGTGGCTTACGACACCGTCGGTGATTACTCCCAAGCCGTCGGCTCTCTCCAAAACCCCCTCGGTTCGTTCGTCAACTCGGCCGACAACGACTTGCTCCCTCGTGGTTCTTTCGTGTTGGACGGTGTCTCTAAAAACTTGGCCGATGTCGCCACTTCAGGCACTCCTTTGACCGCAAACTACACCGGCGACTTTTACATTCAAGTCACTTGTGCCGAACCCCTTATGTTGTCTCCCTTTATCTGGAGTGACCCCAAGAGTAACAACCAAGCCATCTATGGCGTTCAAAATCTTAACTTTGTGTTTAACATCGGTGATGCTTCTCGTGTCTGGCGTTCCGCAAACGGCACATCTCGCATTTCCGCCATCTCCGTGTCATCCTTTACAAGAAGTGAATTGTTGTTTAACTTTTTAACCGGCCATCCCAGCGATTTAATGCCTCCTCGCAACTGTGTCAGTTTCTACGAAACACCAAGATATATTTCTTCCTTTAATGGGGCAAACTTGGCCTCTGGTGCTTCCGCCGATTACCAGAGTAACTCCCTACAAATCAATCAAGTGCCAGATAAACTCATAATTTGTGTGCGTAAATCTTTGGGGTCTCAAACTTGGGCGGACGCCGACGCTTTTATGACAATCAACCGTATTAACATCCAATTTAACAATATGTCCGGTATTTTGTCCTCGGCAACCATTCAAGATTTATACCGTTACGGTGTCGAAAACGGCTCTAATCAATCCTTCCAAGAATTTATCGGCAAAGTGTCTATTCCTGACCCTGTCACCGGAGCAGGTCGTGTTTTACCCACCACCGGCTCTCTGTTGGTGTTGGACTTCGGCAAGGATATTCAACTCA